AACAGTTTACTTGTGGAATCAATCAAGAATTTTACACCAAAATAAAATGAAAAATTTTATAAAAAAAAAATCAGTTTCCAACAGGAAACTTATTTTTTTTTTTTTTTTTTGTTTCGTGGTGGAACCGTTTAATGGACGAAACGCCCCGGGCACTCCGCGGTGTACCCGAGTAACCTATTAAATTATGAAGCCGGAGGCGCAGTTTCGCGGAGTAACCTGCTAAATGGAGAACATAACGTAGTGTCGTTAGGGAATGTGTTACACTATAATCAACTATCCGGCTGTTGGTTTCGTAGGGGAAAGTGTAACACACTATCCTACGACCAAATTTTATTTTACGGCTTGCCTTTTTAGAAAAATAAGCGTATAATAAATACATAAGATAAATAAAAAATATCTTATATCAATCAATTAAATTATTTTATAGGAGGTTTCATTATGGAAACTAAGAAAACTTTAGCACAGGAAACTATTAACCAGGTAATCAATGATGTTTCGTTGAGTAAATCGAAAAAGTTTATTCGGTTATACAACGAAGGTTTAGAAATTAAAGAGATTGCGTCGCTGTTTAACGTACGATACAATTTTGTTTACAATGTAATTTCAAACTTTACCCGAATAAACGATTTAGAGTTAAGAACTAACCAGGCATCAGGTTCCAGTAAGAAACAGTTAATAATTGAATTGTTTAACGCGGGAAAGTCGAACACTGAAATTTCGAAAGAATTAAAAACTAATTATAATTACGTTTATAAGATAACTAAAGAACTTACTAATCGGTTATAAGTTTAATGTAAGAAACGGCGTCGCAGTTTAATATGCGACGCTGTTTTTTACTTTGTCGGTTTACTTGGATAAACGGGTAACCGGGTACAGGCAGGAGCTGCCTCGGCTGTTTCGTACGGGAAACGGCTACCCGATTACTGTACGAAACGCCCCGGGCGACTTCGCCGTTTACCCGAGTAACCTATTAAAGTGCGAAACACCTACCAATATAGCCCATAAAACGACTATCCCGCGAGCCCATAAAACAGCGGTAACGCGAGGTATGTGAGAGATGGGCCTAAGCGGCGCCCGGTAGGGTTGCCCTTAGCGCGGCCGCGGAACCAATCGCCCCTAGCAGCTCCGGCCCGCTCCGGCGTCCCTGTAAAACTTAACGGTTATACTATCTTAAGCGCCCATAAAACGGCATAAACGCGGGATCCCAATTTCTTAGGATCCCACATTTTATACTAATATTCTTCATCCTCATCATCGTCATCCGTCTTAAGTTCTATTTCTTCATAACCAGCCTCAATGAACAACTCCTTAAGTTCTATCTCACTAATTCCCATGTCGTCGGCCAAATACTCTACATCCGGATTATCGAGGCCCTCTGCAACAAGTCTGTCCCAAAAGTACGAAAGGCTCCTCTCACACAACTCCTGTAACCGCATATCCTGTAACAATTTCTTAGTAGTTCTAATGTGGGCCGCTTCATACTCCGCCACATCCCTAATCTCCTGGCTCGTCTCATTACGTGCCTGCATCTCAAAGACCCTTCCGTAATACTCTAACGCATCCCCAATAATTTTCAACTCACTTGTCCCAATGTTTAATACTTTCATTTTTTGTACCTCCTACGTACTATCTTTATTTTATATATTTATTATACCAGGGAGTGTGGGGATGTTTATATAACATCCCCATACTGATAAGCCTCATCTTCGTGTTCACTGCAATCGCATGCCCAGTTATATACTTCTACCAAATGGTGTAATAACTCAATTGAACCACGATTTAAGCCGTCGGTTTGAATCATCTCTTTGCTACCACGTATTTGTTCTTGTAACCACCACATAACGCAAGCACCCATCTCTCTTGCATCTAACTCTTTGAACTCATTTACTACTACTAACTCTTGGTTACTCATAATAAGTACCACCTTTCTTTATTATTTATTATAATTATATTATAACGGGGACCGACGCCCAAAATCAATGGGCTATTGGCACTATCTTTTTTGTTGGGTGGGCAGAGAGGGCCGAAGAGGCGCCGGGCTGGCTCGGTGACGCGGCCGGTGGCCGTGGCACAAGTACCCAGGACCACTCGGGGCCCACTCCGGCCTCCCAGGTATAAAACATGCCTGACACGAGATCCCATAAAACCATGCTCCCGCGACGCACCATGTAGTGTCGCGCAGTATACCCGCCTGAAGGTTATTACTTCCATGGTCAGCCGGGTAGGGCAGGAGAGCGCCCGCGCGGGAGCGTCCGTGGCCGCGATCGCTGAAGGCGATCCGCTACGAGCGGGGGGGGGGGGCCCAACACTGCCATCCCTGTCGGATGCTCACGTGATCCACTACATACTCCCATAAAACATCGCTCACGCGGGATCACAATAGACAAGCCTACTCAAAAAAGATAGATCCAAACGCCGATTGAAATTGGGCAGCTGTATCCGTTATAATTATATTATAAGGTAAGTACATTATCTTATAATCAATCAACTTAATTAACCTCCCAGAACGGGAGCGTAGCACAGAAAGTGCAGAAAGGATGGAACAGTATGAAGTTAGTAGGAGAAAGAACAATCAGCGCGGAACAGGTAGCACAGGTGGTAGCAGACATTCAGGCTAAGAAGTGTAGTAAGGGTGCAGGCATCAGAGAGTTATTTGCAGGCGGCCTGGAAGTGAAAGAGATCAGCGCATTAACGGGGATCCGTTACAACCATGTGTACAACGTGGTGAAGAATGAGATCATTGTGAATGACCTGGAAGTAGAAGCATCAGGACGCAACAATGAGAACAGCAAGAAGGCGAAGATTGTGCAGATGCTTGAGGAGGGCAAGACAATCAATGAGATCAGCAAGGAACTGAAGTGCCTGTACAATTATGTGTGGCAGGTGGCTAAGGCAGCTGGCTATACCGGAAAGAAAGTAGAAGTAGTTGAAGAGCAGGCACCGGTAGTAGAAAATAAATCTAAGAAGAAAGCAGTTAAGACCGCGTAAGCGGTCTTAACCCCATAGAAGGAGGATAAGAATATGGCACAGGTAACAATGGATGGAAAAGAATATGTGGAACTGATTCACACTGTGAATACGTTGCAGGCCGAGAATCAGTTATTGATAAATACTTTAGTAGTAGGTACCTTAGAGGTGGATGCAGATTCCCCGTATCGTAAGGTAACCTACAAGTGTGCGGCGGAATTGCAGGACGAAGAAAGTATGCGCCCGTACATGGATACAAGAATTAAGGACGTAACGGAAAAGTTGGAACAGAACCCGTTAGCAGTACAGTTGTTGTGTATATCCGGCGACACCTTCTTCAATCCCCTTACAGGCCACTTCAACTCTTATGGGTGGGATAAAAATGTACCCATCGCGGAAATGTCTAAGGAGATAAGAGATATGATGGCGAAAGTCCTGAACGGTGAAATGCTGGTACCTATGGATAAGGAGGAAGAAGATGTTTAGTTGGAAAGAACTGACAGTAATTAAAGACTGTGCAGAGACAGGGATCAGAGTACTCTCTGATCACCTGCGCAATGACCTCTTCCGTGAAGACGAGAAGGAACTTAAAAGGCAGGAACAAAGCACCCTGTGTTCAATAGTAGACACTGTTGGGATAGTACAAAAGATGTATATCCCGCTGGATGCCGATCATTTAGGACACCTATTGGAAGTGTGCAAAGATTATTGTGACTATATACTGGTACAGCATGCAAGTCAGTGTATGCCTACAGAGGACTTTGCGACAGAGAAATACATGGTGGGTTACATGCAGGGCAAACTGGAATTAGGTTTTGTCACGGCTACAGACCTGAGTGTATTGCATGATTGGGAAGAGATTACGTACAAATTTCAGGATTGATATCAAGGACAAGAAAAAGGACGCGCAGCGTCCTTTCTTTTTTGCACAGATCTGACTGGTCCTTCCAGCCAGGAGCAACTCGCGCCCGCTCCCTCTACCCGTCCAACAATCAACTAACGTCTACGTACCATATTGTGTCGGCCTAACAACCCATAATGGAACATTTAACGATAGAGAACTTACACTATGGCCCATAAAACGGAGCTCACGCGATCTATTCCTTACGGATACAAATACAAATGGAACGGAGAGAATGAGTAACACAAATTTTCTCTGATTGTCTCCTAAAAAAGGGGCAAAAATGAGCAAAAAACGGGGATTTCACGCCCATCTCCTGATTTGGGAGCAGTTTCGTCTGGGAAACTTTTGCCCGACTCATTTTTGCCCCCTTTGTTGTATCTCTTAGAAAAGGGGCATTGGGAGCATAAATTTTCGGGCAAAAATCGGGATTTAGAAAAAGCCCCAAATCCCGAGAGCGAGGCCAGAAAATGCCCCCAAATCGCAGGAGAGAGGCCAGTTTCACGCCCATCTCCGTGTTTTGGAGCATGATTTCTGGCCTCTCTCTTAGAAAAGGGGCCTTGGGGAGCATAAGGAGCACTTTTAGGGATTATAAAACATCACTTTCTATTTATACTATAGATTTTATTCTATGTATTTCTGTCTATATCTCTTTTTCTCTCTCTCTCCATAGCCTGTATATATTCCTATTGTTATATCCTATTTTTATATCATCACCTTCCTTATGTATATACTTTATTGAATATATAACTTCCGTATTCCAACCTTCCTACCCTTACCGGTTCTTCCTCCTTTTCTCTCCATTTTCTCTTTCTCTCTCTTGTCACCATTATGCTCCCTGATTTTTTACATATAATATAATACAAAATTAAAATCCCGAAAAGAGCACCCAATGCCCCCTTTTGTGGAGATAATAGGGTTTGAAAGCATTTTTCTTTAGGGATTTTAATAGGGATGGAGCAGGGCCTTAGGGATTTGGAGCATGAGTCTTCCTTTACTCTGTGAAACTATAATAAGCATAAAAGAAAGACTGAATCCATATTCTGAACTCAGTCTTTCTTCCTAAATACCGTGTAATTCCAATTTCTAAAACATATAAGGCTTAACTATCTCATAGTCTTCCGCTTTAAGGCTGCAAACTTGCCCTAAACAGTTTACACGAACTGCCAATACATCGCCTACAACATAGTCTAATAAACGCCCACATCGGTGCAGATAAAGAGTTACTGCCCTCGCTTTCTCTTTGCCATCGTCGTCCACTATCAGAACTACTCTGTGACTGTTGGACACTTGTTTTAGCGTGATCATCGCGATCGTGTTACAGTCTAACTCTTTGTAGTACTCTTCAAGGTCGTCTTTAATTTGGATCCATTCCGCGGTTCTGTCTTCCTCTTTGATCTTTAGCGCTTTGATTGTTCTAACCATGATTGTCCTCCTAGTGCCTAGGCCCACGGTTTCTGCGAGACCACGATAATGTACAAGTGCTTCCGCTTTCACCTGTACCATTACGCGGAGTTATCTCTACGTCGTAGTGTTTCTCTTTGAAGAAGCGCGAATAGAACATGGCAGGCTCACAACCCGGAATCTCAAACACTATGGTACGCTTGCCTGCGCAGTTGGCTTGTACGATTGATTTGGCTATCATTGCCAAAGGTTCCTCATTGTCTTCGCACCATTGGAGATAGTCTGTATCCTTCGTTCTCTCGTTATAGGAACGGATATCGTCTGCATCCGGGAACTCATCATTAGGATTAGGTAAACACCCGATAAATGCATCCACCGCTGCAATCAGATCATCTTCCGCGAAGTCTTTGCAAGAAATACCCCAATGATTTACTCTCCACACTTCAGGTAGTACTTTGTAGATTGCCACTGTTCTAAGTCGCATCCCGCCATTCACAACCATTTCTACCAATACTCTTTCTCTTGTTACCATCTTTTTGACCTCCTAGTCTAATGTTGTTGTTTCTATCCTAATGTCTCCGTATGAGACAAAAGTATCACCTTCTACGAATAGTGTGCCTAATACCTTTTTCATTTCCGTCGGCTGCTTCACTACATTATCTACGTATCTATGTACGTTTTCTGGTTTTGTAAATGCCTTAACTAAACGATGCACGCGTACACAATGTAAGGCATCTTTATATTGTACTTCTATTGTAACTATAGTTACTATGGGCTTTTTGTATATGTGACATTTATATGACATGTAGTCAATATCTGCTCCTAATGCTTTGGTATCCAGCTTATTGTATAATTGATGTGCCAGACATTCGTGCATTGTTCTGCCTATCACATTGAAACTTACATCGATGGCCGGGAAACATTCTAACAATTGCGTTGCGGCTTTCACCAGTGTTTCGTTTACGTCATTGCCTGCATATATCCTATTTTCTTTTACTTCCAACATTATTTGTACCTCCTTGTTGTTCTTTCATTTGTTTTTGTAGTGCCTCTATTATTTCCGCCACCTCTTCATATGCCTTTATCCTGGCTTTCCAATGAATCATGCGTTGTGTTACCGGCTCACTTACAGACATCTTTTGTAATCGTTCTATCACTCGTTCACATTCAATTACCTTATTGTCGAGTCTAGTGTTCAGTTGCTTAATAAAATCCTTTAACATAACCTTCCTCCTTTGTTTTTGTTTCGTCCGTAGAATTCTGTTCTACAGTCCGTATGTAATTCCCATACATATGGGAGTAGTTTCTTTAGAAAATTCCGATCCGAAGAATGTACTTCTATCTTGGAACCATCTGTTAAGAATATGTCTACATCAATGTCATATGTCATATCCCTTATGTTACTACCGAAAATATTAAATGTTCCGCATTGTCTTCTTGACTTGTCCGATATTACTAATACCCTCTTTATGTCTAGCTTATGAACCCCTCCGTATAACCCACACCCTATAATTGCTTTGCCTACTGTGATGAAATAGGTGTACCCACACTCTGTGCTGTTCAAGATGACCGTTTTCTCCACCGTGCACCTCCCTGCAAAATTTTAATGTTTTCTTTAATTATATAGCAAAAATAAGCCCTTTTCAATTCGAATTTTGGATATATCTTTTTGATAGAGAATTAAGTTCGGCTGGGCATAAGGAGATGGGTCTGAGCTGTGCCCGGCTGTTCTTGCATTGTAGGGAATAGCACGGCAACAAAAAAGGTAGGCCTTCACCTACCTTCATGTTCTTTATGCCATGCTCGACAATAATCCACGTTACAAGGCCTACAATAACCCTGCAAATGATCTGGGGATTTCGTACATCGATTAAATTCCGATTCCGGTCGATACTCGTGACACCTGGCACAATATTTGTGTATAATGCCGCGTACAACTTTCCTTTCAATAGGCTTACCCATGTTATCCTCCTTATTTAACTGACAAGATCTCCATTATCTCATCATAGTGTTCCAAAATGGCTTCAGGCTCCGGGATATCCATCTTCTGTAACCAACCTAACATTATTTCCTTTGTGAATCCTGCGGCCACCGACATTGCATAGGGCACAGTTAGCGCGGATGCTATTTCTTCGATGCTAGGTGTATTACTTTCGCCAGTGTCTTCCCCAAGCTCGTTATCGTCTGTCCCAGATTCAAGGACGTCTGCGACTTTATCTGTAGATTCTGTGATAAGTCGGGCATATCGATCCCTGTAGGTTTCTCCAAGTTCAAGGGGGTCGTCGTAGTAATCTCCGTCATTTCGTGAAAATTGAGCTTCTGATTCGGCATTAAAACCATTGGTGCGCGAGATGTCTTCGTCAGGGATATTGTCGGAGTCTGTAACTTCACTTTGTTCATGCTCCTTGGAAGATCCGCTATGATATCCCAAATCGTCTTTTGTTTCATTTGGCGGCGTTGTTTGACCGAGAGGTATTTCTCCTGTTTCAAACGTTCCCCTAATGTTAATTTGGGACTTTTTTTCTTGGATCGCCTTTCTTTCCTGTTCATCGAATCCCATCCTTTCTAAGTTAGAATCACATAATTCCGCTCTTTGGGCCTCAATGAAGTTCTCAAGAACTCCTCGAATAGTCCAATGCGTCGTACCATTGTGTATGCAGCACATATTCAATTCGACACTTAATACTCGGTCTTCAATCTTCTGAGGGATATATAAGTATCTATAAAACCTCATGCCCGCTTTCCCGTAAACTCTACCTTTAGTAGGAATATATCCTAAATCTGCCAAAACAGATTGGAATAATTTTCTGTCCGTACTGGGCCAACCATAGATGTAACAGATAAGCCTATAATAATTATAGATATCCGTAACGGCACTCCTTTGTTCTACAGTGAGATTGCGTAAATTATCTCCCATATTACTAGGATTAAATGTGAACATATTCACAAAGTTCTTAATGGCAAATTCCGGCTTTATCCCTAGAGTATTGTCTTTGTTCATAACCCGTATCCCTATCAACAATTGTCTGAATCTAATAGCCATAGGGTTTTTTACAAAAGGTAATAAACTTAACTGTGCTTCCTTTTTCAGGTTTATAAATTGGGACTCGTTTATATAAGCATATAAAACAGATTGTTCCGGATTTTCTTCATCTATAAAACCCCCTGTCAATAACATATTACTTGTTATTGCTGCGGTTAAGACATTCATAGGATACTGTATCTTGAATACATGATACAAATCTTCTGCTGGTAGTCCTATTAAATCTCCCTGTCCGGCTTTACACGGCTTGAATATCTTGTGTATAAAACGGTGCATCTGAAATCGATCTTTAACTTCCTGTGTTGAAAAAATTAAAGGGGAACTAATTATTTCAGACATTGGTCTTCTCCTTTCTTTAGAGGTTCCGGAGGAATAAAAAACTTTTCCTCATAACAATCTACGCAAACCTCAATTTCATTTCTGGTATTATAGTTGACTACAACCATAGTGGCTCTGTCATACCATTTGTTACATTCTGGGCAATGACGCAGTTCTACCTTACCTATTTTAATTGTTCTGACGTTATTAAAATTGAAAATATTATGCATATAGCCTCCTATGATAAACCATAGAGCCAATTCTGCAGAATCTCTATGTGTTTTATTTTACCAAGTAAGGACCTGAATTCTGACGCAGATATCAATTGGTCTTTAGATACTCCGCAATAACGAGCCGTCTGATTATAATAAAATGTTTTCCGCTCATCCAGCTCGTTTAGCATTTTGATTCTTTTCTCCATGGAAAATGAATCAATAGCTTTCTTTGCTCCATCGAAGGGTAGCTTAAGGAGTTCATCAAAACTAAGATTGCGAATATATTCAGTGTCCTCACATTGGTGCAATAAGGTTGTTAGGGTTTCATCGTCTTGTTCAAGTAGAGCGTTGAATGTCTCAAAGTCGATGTTGGTTTTTTCATTCCATAAACCCATTCCGTAGATACTTTCCCATACAGATACTAATTCCGGTTTCAAAGTTGTCATGTACAACACCCCCGTTAAAAAATTTTTATCTTATAATAATATAATATATCATTTTTGCAGATTTTTAACGAGGAATTTTGTACATTTTTTATCGTTGTGTTAATGCGATGGATATCTCGAAGGAAATTTCTTGATAATCTTCTGATTCCTCATTTAATACCAACCCAACAAAATATGATTGTCCGGATTTTCCGCCGATATATGTCTTATCTCTTGTGAATCCCATATCAGATACACGTTGAGAAAATACCTTTTTACTTACTGTACGAAGGCTTTCATTTTCTGCCCAGATACAATAAATTTTATACAGGTCGTTAATAGATATTTTGTTAGGTGAGTTTTTGTCGACAGTACATACATTGTGCACAAATTGTGCAACGCTGTCATTCTGACTCTGATACTCTATCGTAGTTATTGCTAACGCTTCACTATAAGTGAAATCATCATTAGTCATAAGTCTACGTAAACCTTCAATCATCCAATTAAAGATACCTGCTCTTTCTTCTTTCAAAGCTGTTTGTATTTCAGTTTTGGCTTTATTAGAAGGGCGGAATTCATTGGGAAACTTAACAAAGAACCATCTGTCACGCCATGCAACCGTATTATCAGAAGTCCTGGGTGTTTCCTGTGAAGAATAAATTAAGCGTGCTACATTTTGGAACTGGAACATATCTCGTCCCTTAAATTCAGCAGATATAGAACCACCAGCAATAAGATTCTTTGCAGTACTCGTCTCTTTAGTGAAGGATACAGTTGTATCGTCAAAGATGTTAACTAACTTATCTTTCAACTGAGAGGGTCCGAATCTAGTGAATAATCCATCATAAGACAATGTCGATGAATGTTCTCCGAATAGATCCTGCAAGAATTCAATCAACATGGATTTACCATTTTTACCCTTACCATATAGAAACAATGCCTTACGATAATTAGTATTAGGTATTAAACAGTAACCTAAATATTCTTGCATAACCATTCTTACAGATTCATCCGGCAACCAATCCTGTAGATACTTTTCAAAACGTGGACAAGTTGCAGTGGGATCAAAATCGATGTCAAATGATATTGTTGTTTTTACTTGTGGATCCCAAGGAATTAACTCATTGTTTTGCCAATCTACCATACCGTTATTAACAATGACATAGTTTCGCAATTCAGCAGAATGAGCACCTAAGTCAAAATCATCCACCTTCTTATATGCAATTGTGAAGTGTTCTTCTAATGCCTGTCTAGTCTCTTCAATGTAAGACCTCTTGTCAAAAGAGGGATCTCCATAATGTGTCGACGTAAGTACATCACGAATCCACTTGTTAATTAACGCATAATTTCTAGTGGAATGCCAGGGGCCCTTATCTTCGGTAGTGTAATAATATATCTTTGAAAACTGGTCAAAGTGTAAATATACACCACCATTAAGTAAGAACTGCAATACATTTTTAGCCATCTTAGAGGCTTCAAATGGAGGTTTATTTTTCTTATTTGCGTATTCCTGATCCTTCATCTGTTCCGCTTCAAAGAAATAATTAACCTTATCTATGATAGCTTGATCCTCTAACGGAGGTTTACAATATTGTGCATTGTGCTGTAAACAGATATTGAGGATAAAGTCTTTACCAAATCTTCTCAAATCTCTGTTAGCACAATAGTGACCTACAATAGCTGTCATTGTATTGTCTCGAGATCCTTCAGGAATAGGTTGTGTTAACAATTCATCTGTTACCACTATCTTATGTCCTGTTTTACCCTTCTGTTCTCTGACATTTTTATTACTGATTTTCACATCCGCTGGAATGTCTGCCTGAAATTCAGAAGCCGCAAATTCATCGTCTAAGTCAAATGCCGTTTCTACAGAAGGTGTATTTAAGTTAAGCGTCATGTTTGAATAATTGTTCTTATTTTCATCCAATCTGATACGCTCAATTAACCAAGAAGGAGCTTCTGCACAATCCAGATCCCACGGACTTCTGCCTTCCACCCATTCATATACTCTTCCAGTGTAATGTATTGACGGAGGTAAAACCGTCTGCTGTCCTGTACATAATAATGCACATTCTTGATGTGCCCCATCCCCTGTTTGCTTGAACTTCTTTGTTTTAAGTCCTTCTGGCAATGCATAAATGAGACGATTACCCGCACCAGTGGTGAATTCCCACGTAGCTGGCAAATCTCCTTCTGACATTTCCATTAGCAACTTAACACCTTCTTCTCCGTCTACATCAATGCCACAATAGCCGCTTGCATCCCCTAATGGAAGACCTATGTTAAAGGTTTTGAAGGATGATATCCAGCTCTGTAAATCCGCAGCTGATGTATTGCCATGTTCCTGCCACCCTTTAATTAAGGGGGTTTTTCCGGGACATTTACATCTTTCAATATGAGTAGACGTCGAATGCTTATGGTCGTGAGAACAAACAGGAATGATTGGCAACCCTAATTCTATTAGTTGTTTAGCCGCTTCAACCACTTCTGTTATACCTCCTTAAATAACTCCCAAGTACATTCTCTCGGAAGTTTACTTTCATGAAATTGTTCAAATCGCGGATGACGCGGATATCCTGCTTCCGTTTTTTCCATGAAGGTTACCTTAGCTACCTTGTTCAAAAACATGGCAGTATTGGCAGATATTGTTTCACGTAACTCTTCTGTCAATCCAGAACAAGTACAAATGACAGTGGGCTCTCCATTAACATATGCACTTAATTCTAATGCGCCGATCCATCCCATATAGTAATACTTTGTTACCGGGCGTAATACCCCATTGATTTCACGCCAATAAGGCCAATCAGCAACATTTTTACCAGTGTATTCTGCCTTAGGAGGCTCAAAGCCCGAAACAAAGAAATCTGCTTCGTCTTTCTGTTTGATTTTCATCCATTGCCACATGGGTTTTTTACCCATTATGTAAAAACTGTCGATTTTCTTTAGAACAATACCTTCGCGGCCACTGGCAATTATTTCTTCATAGAATTCTTTTTTACCACTGGTGCGACGATCCGTTAAGTGGATATATTGTTCCATGGATGACCCTTTAATAAAGCGGTCATAGAATTGTTCTAAGATAGCACGACGCTCTCTATATGTTTTGTCTAATAACCATGTGCCCTTTGGAGTTCTTAAGATATCCCACATAGTATAATGGACGAATCCATTGGCTTCTTGAAAAGCGCAAGCTATAGAAGAGCCAGCTCCAGTTACCCTAGTAACATATTGACTTGTTTTTCCGGGATAGTTAATTTCTCCATCTAAAATTAGATTTGGCATATTCATGTGCATAAAGAAATCTCTGATATGAGGGTAATTATCCGTTTTTTCACAACCCTCTGTGCTGAACAGTCTACATCCAAAGGTCAAATAATGGCAGCCGTCAATTTTTTCTTCGGCGTCATACTCATTGGACATAAGTAATTGATGTAGCCTATTGACCTGCTTTTCATTGGTATCATCAACTGTAGCAGGTTTCATTGCTCCGATTTTGCTGACAAAATCTAAAAACGCATTTTCCATTATTTCACCTCTTCTTCGCTATTGTTTTTCTGTCCTGCGTCAATATAAAGCCTGATCGCATGCACAAGAGCTTCTGTAGCTGATTCACGGCGTCCTGTGTATTCTGCCTTAAATTGCCAAAACAAATCTTCAGGAATTTTTCCCCCGACAGATTTGGTTTCTTCAATTGACATGCTCATATCGTACCTCCTCTTGTTACATATTTAATCCTAAGAACTACCGTTGGTTTTCTATAATCTTAGAATTCTATATTATTATAATATTAAAAAATTATTTATTTTTAACGTGTCTCTATTTTACAGTTTAGGGTTTTGTTATACCGGTCGATGATTTAGTATTTTTTCAGGGTGTAAAAGAGATGGGCGAAAGCTGGCCCGGGCGGTTTGCCGTAGGGCTCTTCGTTTAATAGAGGACACGGAAACTGGGTCTGATTTCAGGGGATTAAAAAATTTTTATTATTTTTTGTAAAATCTCGTTAAAAATCTTTTTAATTTTTATATTATAATAATATACAATAACAAAGCTGTATTGTATAATAATATTATTCTTTAGGAGGATGTAAACATGGACAACACTAATTTTTCTCAGGAATTTGAGGGAGCAGAAAACTTGGCACCGGAGCAGGTAGACAATGCAGTGAACACGGAAGTACCGGAGCAGGTAGTTACCGAAGCAAAGGAAAAGGAAACTTATGAACTTGCTGATGGTACTATGGGTTCCAGAGCAGCTTTCATCAGAGAGAAGTTTCTGCAGGACAACATGTCCAGAAAAGAAATTGCCGAAAAGTTTGGTTTTGCGTACCGTGTAGTTTACAGTGCTACTGTTAACATGACCAATGAAGCAGAGGCACCGACCAGAGGCAGAGCGGCTACAAACGCAATCATCACTGTTAATGCGGAGAATCAGCTGGTTGAAGTTAAGGAAGTTGATGGCGCTGCTGTAACATTTGTTAACGGTGAGGCTGTTGATCACACTTACGAAGAAGGTGAGCTGATCGAGAAGTCCCGTAATGAGTGGATTAAGGAACAGGTTGCTGCAGGCGTAAGCAGAGGAGATATCGCTAAACTTCTTAACTTGAGCTACGGCGTTATCTATGGCCTTACCAAGGAAGCTGAAGGTACCAGAACGGCACATACGGTTGAGCTGGAAGATGGCACTGTTATGTCGAGAGCAGATTACATCAGAATGCGTGCTGCAGAAGGTGTTTCTCGTGGTGACATCGCTAAGGAACTTGATGTTCCGTACAGCGTAGTATGGCAGGCAACTAAGACTGAGAAGTCTAGCCAGGAGAAGTATGAAGAGGCACTTAAGGCGCTTGAGGCATTTGCAGACAAGATGGAAGATAAGGAAGCTTTCGATGAGGCAATGGCTAAGCTGAAGAGCCTTACGGTTGCTACGGCAGCAGAGGAAGAAGAGAGCATGGAAGCTGAGGCAGCAGAAGCTGAAGCTGCTGAGGCTGAAAGCGCAGAATAATTGAGGCTTGGATATGGCCGCATGTTGAGTAGCAAAGAGGCGGATTTAGGAAATCTAGATCCGCCTTTTTTAATGATTTTTAGTAGAGATAAAAAGAGTATGGAGGGATTTTATGTCGCAAATTGTACAAGAAACTGATGAACAAATTATCCGTCTGGAAGAAGCTCATATTTTCCTTGCAAAGGAGGAGTTGGATAAATATAAGAATTCTCCTGATGCTTTGGCGTTGCAAGTAGGAGATACTATTCCGGCTGGATATAAGAGATGTGGGCATTGCGGTAAATTCAAAAAGTTTTACCTGTTTAACCGTAATCGCGGAAACTCTAACAATTGCACCGGTAATTGTAAGGAGTGTCAAAAAGAGACTTCTCGTAAATCCTACGACAAATTAAAGGGAACCAGAGATCATAAAGAGTATTACGCAAAAAATCGTGAAAAGAAATTAGAGCGTAGCAGACAATACTATCAGGAAAATAGGGACAAAGTGCTGGAAGGGCAGAAAAAGTACCATAAGACCAAGAAGGGCCAAAAGGTTATGCAGCGTTCTCATGCAAAGAGACGCTATTTGTTAGAGAAGAATGCAGGCATTCCTTATACGACGGAAATGTGTATCGATCGTGATAAGATGGGAGGAGAACGTCCTGTTTGTGTTTTGTGTGGCAAGCCTATACAGCATGATAGGGATATTCATATGGAACATCTTATTCCGGTTGTTATGGGAGGTAAAAACTGCTTCACTAATGTAGGCTGTGCACATTCTTTATGTAATCTACAAAAATCCAAAGATGCAAGAGAGATTACTACCGAGCAGGTAGATTCTTTAATTGAACGTTCAGAAAAATATATGGATGAACATCCGGATTTATTTAAGGAGTTCTTTGACGAACAAACAAACTCCTAATAAAATTTTCATCTTGATATTTTTTAATAGCTGTTATATAATTATAATATAAATAATAGATAGCCACATGGTACAGCTATTAAATTAGAGAAGATAACGCAGGAGGATAACGCAATGAGTAGTAACACCGAATGGATTAAACAAAAAACCATGGATTATTATCGTGCTTTGAAAGAAGGCACAGAAACAGACAAAATAGCTATCTGTAATAAAGTAGTGGAACTTAATATTAAATTAGTTTCATTGGTACTTAATAAGTATAAACCTTATACAGAAGATCAATTTCAAATTGGCTGTATAGGGTTAATTAACGCAGCAAGAACATATGAACTTTCCCGTGAAGTTCCTTTCGCCAGTTATGCTGCGTTTTGTATAGAACGAGCAATACAGCAAGATTACAAGCAGCGCATGGATGCATTTGAATCACGCGTTGAAAGTAACTGTTGGGTATATTTGGATGCAAACACCACCTTAGCTAACGGAGATACAGTAGATAATCAGGATTTGATATATGATGAAAAAGCAGAGGCGGAGCTGAATCGTTTTGTTGAAGAAAATGATTTACGCTTCATTGTTGATCATATTATCAAGCCCGTAATTGAAGAGTTAGCTGACAGAGGACATAATGCACAATCCAAATTAAATGCAGAGGCGTGGAAGAAATTAGAATTTGCATATTTGATGGATGTTGTTATGATAGATTCACAAAAGCAACGTATGACGTTAAAACAACTTGCTACGGGATCTAATGTGTCTATTCAAAATGTGAAAACTAGACACGCCAAGGTTATGGACGAATTATTTCAAAGGATGTGGGTATACATGACACTCAATTATAATGATTTATTTGAACGCTTACGTGGTGATAAAAAAGTACCGCATAAGTTAATCTGCTTCGATCCTGGAAAAACTACTGGCTGGTGTACTTTTGTAGACGGCAAATTGAATAAGACTGGACATATTGAAGCTTGCTACGACGATAATAATATCGATGTAACTCCTATTATGAAGGTTTTGCAAGAAGAGCAACCTGACTTCATTCTGTATGAAGATTACAAGGTGTATGCGCATAAGCTCACCAGACATACTTTTAATCCGGTATTCACTTTGCGTTTAATTGGTGCCATTGAAGCGTACAGTCAGATAAACAATATTCCTAGTCATAAGCAGATGGCAGTTACGGCAAAGAATTTTGTAACCGATGAGAAATTGAAGAATTGGGGTTTCTGGGAAACTGGAATGCGTCATGCAAGAGATGCAATCAGACATGGTTGTTATTTCTTACTTTTCTATAAGAAGGGAGATGACATCATTGCGTAAGAAAGTCTGGAAGGGTATCACAGTAACATTATGCTTAATCGCATGGGTCATCTTTTGTTTTTGTTGTTTGCCGGGGTTACAGGAATCACAAAGACAAAAGGTATATGAACAACGTAGAGAAATAATTGTAGAAAAGCGTCGAATGGATAATCAAATGACGCAGCACTACGACAAAGAATTGTACAATATTATAATGTGGGAGGATCAGTAAAATGAAAGTAGTAAAAGCTTCCGTATCGGAAATACAGGAAAGTGATATTCTTAAGAAGATAGAACTTTGTGGGCGTATCTGCTATAAGTCAGAGGATGCCATAACCAAAGAGTCTTGCATTACATTTGTTCGTATGCTCATTAGCCGAAAACACATGGCTATGACAGAGCACGCACCATTGGTGATGACTGTTACGCGACGTATGGCCGAAGGAATCTTACGCCTGGGACACGGTACATATTTGAATATAACTCTCAATCCTGTAAAAGAGCGTTATATCATTTCGGGTAGTGTTCGTGCATGGCATAATCTTTTCGTAGAAAAATGGTCCCCGTCGGCGGAAGAATTTATCTACAGGTGTTCCTGTTATATGCAGATGTCACTTGGCTCATTTTTATATTCTTTACTCTTTCCGGGAGTGGAGCGTCAGTTGCCTAAACAGCAACATCTTCTGACTCAGGAGGAAGTATTAGCTTTACCTGACTTAGAAGATTATGAGGCCCAGGCACATTTGTATTTAACGGCACACTTTGTTTGTGATCGAGGGGTTTCTCATGAATTGGTAAGACATCGTCCGGCAAGTTTTGCACAGGAAAGTACACGATATTGCAATTACGCTCGTGCTGCTTTCGGTAAGCAAATATCTTGTATTGACCCTGAATTGCCTGCAGAGGCAATGAAACTTTGGACATCGGCTATGAAAAAGGCGGAGAAGATTTATTTTGATTTATTGAGTTGTGATTTGCTGCCGCAGGATGCCCGAGGCGTATTACCTACTGATCTCAAAACCGAGGTAGTGATGACCTGCAATTTGAAAGAATGGCAGCATGTCATCGATTTAAGATATCATGGCACTACAGGGGCCCCGCATCCACACATGAAGAAAGTCATGTCTATGTGGTATGATATTGTGATGATGAAAGAAGGATACAATGAATGGATAAGTTAGACCAGCAGGATATGGATAAAAAGCAAATCTATAAGTGTGATCCTTCTAAAAATATTATGTGTGCTAAAACTAGTTGCTTTTATGTGGATCATTTAGGTCTATGTAAATATACAACTAATCCAGAGTTTTCTAGTGAGGGAGTTGCATACAGCAGTAGAGAGTTATTTGAAACAGAAGAAAAAGGAAAAACTCTTATAATAGTTCAATAGAGGTTAAAAAGATATGGGCGTAAGTTCGCCCGGGTGGTTGTGCCTGGGTACTTACGTCCATTCTTTTTACCCGTTAAAAATAAATTTTTGTTATGTATTATAATAATATAAAATAATTATTTTTTGGAGGCTAGTATGGCAACAACAAAATGTACTAAATGTGGGCATGTATATGCACTACGTGAGGAGTATGAAGTAGATACTTGGAATCTTGGGCATTATGGCTGCACGATGGATAACGCTCCTAGAATATTTACAGGATATAAAGATCCTGGATGCCCTAGGTGTATTATTGCAAGCTATAATAAATCAGAAGAATCAGAAAAGAACAGATTACCATTTGACATAACCCTGCCTGAGGCAGTATCTGTTATCATAGGAGCACCAAAAACTACTAGAATTATGGGAAATGGAAAATTGATTGTAACGCAAGAGCAAACAATGGATTTTAATATCGATTTTACTTGCGTAACTGATTATGTACCTATAACTTCAGCACAGAAAAGAGCCATTGAAGCCATTGAGTGGAATACGAAATATAGATTTACCGGTAAAAGCCACGAGGATGCACATGAATTTATTTCAGAACATATTGCGGAATCAGAAGAAAAAGCTCGCAAACGGAGAAGTCAAAATAAAGATGTTCCCAGAAGATATTACAAAAATGACATTACTGATGAAGATTGCGACTTGCTTGGATTAGATGCAGGCATGTTCACTTGAAAGGAGAAATTATGCACGAGAATTTAAGATGTAGAGAATGCGGAATAATATTGCCGGCAGAGGCAAGTGACGATCTTTGTGATTGTTGCAAGGATGATAAAAGGGAGGAAGAAGAAGAATGAAATACTGGGAAATAAGGAAACAAGCTGAAAGGACGGTCAGGCGCAAAATTGTCGATTATAGGCCTGCCTGTGGACTTTTTATTGAGGGGATAGAAGACCACGAACAAATTCCTAATGCTATTGTGTGTTGGCTGAATAATGGAGACAAAATAATTTATATTGCACACGAGGAGGATAAACATGATAATTGATGAGATGTTACAAAAAACATGGGACCAGCTTCGTCCCTATCAAAAAGAAGGAATTGAAGTCATGAAAAAGAGAACCCATAATCTTAATTTCGACGATATGGGTTTAGGTAAAACGGTGTCGACTTTATGGACAGCATTATACAAATCTAGGGATATGTTTGCGGAAGTGGAAGTAAAGCCTCGTACTCCATATTCCCAGATGATTTTAATTGTTTGTCCTACGAAGGCTCTTTATGTATGGCAAAACGAAATCTATAATTGGTTTGGATACTCATCCATTATATACACTGGTACGCCTAAACAACGGGAACGTATTCGTGAAGAAATGTTTTATGAGAATGGCTTTGTAATTACTACGTATGGAATGTTAAAAGAACTACAAAGTTATGCATGGAGAGGAATCATTGCAGATGAGATCCATGAAGCCGGATTATTAAATCATAAAACAAAGACCTATGATATATTTAGTAAATATTATGGACGTATCGCATGGTCTTTTCTCCTTACTGGTACTCCTATTAGACAAGGAGTTATTGATTTATATGCACCTTTGCATTTAGTAGATGCTAGAGTATTTGCTAATTATTGGCAGTTTGTAAATAAGTATTGTATTGTTATTGATACTCCTTTTGGAAAGGAAATACAACGTAATCCGAGAGATATTGCCGGCTTTCGTCAGTTATTAAATCATTATATGATACGTCGCTTAAAGAGTGAAGTATTAAAAGATTTGCCAGGTAAGCAGCGTCAGCCAATTCCGTTGCTTATGACGCCCAAACAAGCGAAGGCGCACCATGATATTATGGAGGAATTTCTCTACGCAGATGCCGATGCATTGGTGGTTACACAAAATGCAATGTCAGCTACTCTTAGAGCACGTCAAGTTTTAGTTACACCTAGACTATTAGGTATTGACGAAGATGGAGCTGCTTTAGAATATATTAAAGCAGAAGGTAAGAACTTGTTAGAAAGCGGCAAACCTTTTGTAGTATTTACGCCATTCCGCTCTGCTATCCCTATTATAGCTGATGTGATTAAAGAATTAGGTCTAGCCACTAAGATATATACTATTACTGGGGGCTTAAAGCCGAATGAATTTGCCAATCAATGGCAGGGATTTCAGGAGAATCAATCCCATAATAAAGTATTACTTTGCGTAATTAAGTCTGGAGCTTCATTCCATGCTACAGCTGCATCTGATTGTTTCTTCCTTGGATATGAATGGGATTTCAATCTTAATTCGCAGGCAGAAGATCGTTTGTGTCGTATGGGACAGAAAGATTTTGTAAACTGTCGATATCTATTACATGAAAATACTGTGGATGAAGATGTCAAAGAAAAGTTGAATTCCAAGAATGATGCAAGTAATTGGATCATCGGAACTGAACAGCAATACAGGATGATGCTTAAACGTGCCAGATCAAGAGTAATAAAGGAGGATTAGTATGAATAGAAAACAACGTAGAGCAATGGAGCGTGAAGCCTTGAAAGCCACGAAAAAAGGAAAAGCGTTAAGTTATGATCAGGGGGCCATTATTGCAGAAGAGGCTTATAAGAAAGGGCGTGATGTGGCAGATATTGAACGTGCTAATATCTTTATGTATACAACAGGTTTAATTATAAAGGTATTACATGAGCAGTGGGGCTGGGGGCATGTGCGTCTTGGTAGATTAGTTAATCAGTTATTGACGGAATATAACAATACTGATATGAATCTGGAGGAGATTCAAAAGTGGTGCTGGGAATTTGGTGGCTTCAAGTTACAAATAGAGGATGAAGCAAAATAATTATTTTGTACCCGTTAAAAATAAATATTTTTATAATATTATAATAATATAGAGTATATCGTCTCTAAATACTAATAAGGAGCATAGTTTATGGAACAGAGAAGCAGATTTACGATACGTACTTCAGATCGTCGAGTATTTAGGCGCTGTTTGCGTAAATGGGAATTTCAGTCTTCCTTAAAGGGAAACTGGAAGCATCAGGGAACTGAACAAAACATCAACTTTTGGTTTGGTTCCGCTATACATTTTGCAATGGAGGATTATCACGGGTATAACAGATTTGGTGATCCGCGTTTAGCTTTTTGGGCGTATTATCAGGCATTTCCATCTGAAGAGATGCCAGCAGCTGCGGATGCTCATTATGAATTAGGAATGGCAATGTTAAGTTATTATATGACATGGTATCCTAGGCATAATGATGTAGCTGGGTTTGAAACTGTGTGGGTAAATCCTGAAACACATACAATTGTACCTAAAGGCACAGAAGGTGCTGTACCTGGAGTTGAGCAGAGTTTCATGATTCCTTTACATGTTTGGGTAGCCTGTGATGTACAGACAGATGAGATACTTAAAACTTATTATTCATTGGCAGAACTTCCGCGTCCGGACATAAAAGAAACAGCAGAGTTTGTAATTGATGGGCGGACTTGTCGTATTGTACCCATTTGTTATCATGGCACAATGGACCGTGTTGTTGTAGATAAGTATGGGCGGTATTGGATTCTGGATTATAAAACCGCTAAAGGAGCGGATACTAATAAGCTGGATACGGATGATCAGATCAGTGCATATCTTTGGGCATTCGAACAGTGGTTTGGGGTAAAACCTTATGGTTTTGTATATTTACAGCTCACCAAAGATGCAGTACAGGAGCCCAGAAGACTGAAGAACGGGGATTTGTCCGTAGACAAGAAACAGAAAACTACTTATAGTCTTTTGAAGCAGGAAATCATCAAAGACTATGAGAAAGTATCCAATGCTCCGGACAAGTTAATTCAGTTCTTAAATCATATGGCTGCACAGGAATCTCCGGAAGGGGATCGTTTTATCCGTTGGGATTTCGTTAAAAGAAGTCCTGAACAAATTCGTGCAACAGAAAAGCATATTTACGGAGAGTTAAGGCAAATGCTTAATCCGGCATTATATTGCTATCCTTCTCCCACAAGAGATTGTATCTGGGATTGTCCCATCAGAGAATTATGTCTGGCTATGGACCGTGAGGATAACGAATTATGTAATTCCTTTATGTTGCAGTTTGAAAAACGTCCCCGTAACGAAGATGGCAATATCGAGCCATGGAGAGAGAAGATTCCTTGGCCCGAAAAGTTAGCAGAAGAAGACCAACATGTTCCTGCTCTTGAAGATATTTTAATGCTGGATCAGTGCATGCGTATTGAATTGGACAGTAAAGCAGATGAAGATGACAATGGATTCCAGTTTTATTATGAGGAGGACTGTTAATGAAAGATAATGAGCACTTAATTATGGTCGGAGGCAAAAGAGGTGGAGGCAAAACAAATGCTACTATCCAGAATCTTGCAGCGGCATTAAAAGAAGAACGAGAGAAATACAAAAAATTAGTCGTACAGTATAATGAAATGGTAAGCACCCATAATAATTTAGTAGATGCCCATGATGGACTATTAAGTTTTATACGGATGCAATGCGGTGTTTTATACACTGCTATCACAGGTGATGTGATGGTAGATGATCCGTTAAAAGAAATCAGTATTATTACTGTACAGGATGCGGGATCTAAAGATCTTATGGAATACAGAAGAGGACTTTGCATTTATGTGAAGACTTACGAAGAAACCGGGGATCCCGTAGCAGCATTTAATGCATATCAAGATTATTTAGGAGGAATGTAATATGTCAGGATTATCAGGTAACGTAAACGCAACAGCAAACAACACAAATGAAACAACCACACAGGCGGCTACTGTCGCACCAGTAGTTACACCTTCCGCGAATAACCCCTTTATCGCCAGAGACTTGGATTTTGCCACAGATTGGTTATCCATGTTAATTTATGGCGACTTTGGTGTGGGTAAAACTTTCTTGGCCGGCACTTCCGTGTTTGTAGAGGATTACAGAGATATTCTTTACATAGCATTGGAAGGCGGAGAGAAAGGATTAAAACAGTTGGTAAAGCAGGGTAAACAGCAGGGGGTAGACGTTGCATCCCATATCATGGTTATTCCGGTACAGACTTTCAAGCAGTACGCTAACATTTACGAGTTCTTGAAGTTGCATGTAAAATTCCGTGATGATAATGATGTCAAGAACTTAAGAAGATTGGAGGCACAGATCAAGGGTTATCCACCGGAGATTTGTAGGGATGACGCTCAGTTAGAGCAGTTGATTCCGCAGCCTAAGATGATTCGTACAGTTATTACTGACTCTCTTACGGAGGCACAGAAATACTGTATGTATCAATTGCTCGGTATTGACCCGTTAAAACAGCGTATCGATATGGAACCGGATCAGGCGCAATTTGCTGAGTGGGGTAGATCTCGCGAAATGATTCAATTCCTGGTGCGTCGTTTGAGAGACCTTCCGGTGAACAGTATTTTTATTTGCGGTCAGGATACGGATCAGGATGCGGCTAAAGTATGGTATTACACACCTCTGCTTCCTGGCAAATTAGCTGGCGATGTTAGGGGTCTTGTTGACTGTGTTGGCTATTTGACCACTATTCCGCTTGAAGGTGGCCAGATCACTAGACGTATGTTTTTAGTTGGTGGCAAATATGGCAATGCACATGTTGCAGCTAAACATCGTTTCGGTAGCAATCTTAAGTCGTCTTTTGTAGATAACCCTACAATGCAGACGATTTATGACTTGGATAACGCATAATGTTATCCGCTGGGGTAGCTTAGTTTGGTTAGAGTGTTGCTGAGGGCGCGCTAAAGCAAAGGCATAGGTTCAAATCCTATCCCCAGTCATATTTTAGAAGAGTATGCAAGAGGTCAAAGCTGAGTTAAAACTTGACGACACAAAGTGCTCGAGTTAAGGTGTCAATGTTTCGCAGGTTCGAATCCTGCCTCTTCTATGTATTTAATACGACGAGCGAAAAATAAATTAAAAAATATATTTTAACTCGTTAAAAATAAATATTTTTTTAATATTATAATAATATAGATAATCAATAGATTATCTGTGTCCATTCGGTAAATGATTGATTGATTGATTTGGTGATCGGGTAGCTCAATTGGATAGAGCACCTAGCTACGGACTAGGTGGTTGAGGGTTCGAGTCCCTCCTCGATTATTTCTTCGTTGTTTTCTCCTTAGCAACGGATGCGAAAGCCCTGGCAGACGAAAACCGAGTTAAAGGACCTGATATCAGAAATGAGGTCATAGGGGTAATTGTGGTTATAGTGCTGGGAATACCACAATCGGTGATGATGGCTAGTCCGTAACGAGTGATTCACAACTGAGCACTGTTTTCCTTCCCATAGCGAACAGTGCTTGGTGGCCATCCAAGGAGGTGTAAACACGTCAGTGCTTACATAAAAAATTATAGAGGGTAGGCGGTCGGGCGAAAGGAAGGAGTAGGAGGTAATTTATGGATCAGAATTTTAACTTAGGACCTGCAGCTGATGAAACAAATGTAGGCGTTCAGGCAGCAGCCGACACTGAAGGCATGACTTTCAACCTTAACGATGTTGAAGAAGCGTCTTCTTTTGAGGTATTGCCGAAGGGCACTTATGGTGCTATCGTAGAGGAGTTCGAGTTTACGACTTCTCAGTCCAGCGGTGCACCGATGATCAAGTGTGTGTACAGTATCATTGATGGTGAGTTTGCAGAACGTAAAATCTTTGATTATTATGTTCTTACCGGTGAAGGTGCAAAGTATGCACTTCCGAGATTGAAGCAGCTTATCACCCGTGTTTGTCCGGACATTGATTCGTCTACATTCAATCCCGCAAAGTTCGCTGAATCCGGCACCATCATCAACAGACAGTGCCGCATCACTCTTGGTATTCAGACTCAGAAGAAGGGTGAGTACAAGGGTGAGAAGCGTAACAACGTTAAGGAAGTTTTGGCAGCTGATGCCGGTGAAGGATCCTTCTTAGGTTAAAAGCTGTAAATTGCAGCCATGAAGGGATGGCCAGTAGGTCATCCCTTTATTTTTTAATCTAATTAGGAGAGAATTGGAGGAATTTTATGTTTAACAACTATCAACAGGAATCTTGCGGAACATTCAAGCCGCCGGTAGAGCTGACTCCGGAACAGATTCACTTATTAGATTGGTCCTTGGGCCTCGGTGGTGAAGCTGGCGAAGTCTTTGACCTCTTGAAGCATTCTATCTTTCATAAAGAAGATACGCTTGACAAGATGGAGCTGGCAAAAGAGCTTGGAGATGTATTATGGTATGTTTCTGCCATCGCAACTACGTGTAATATCGACTTAGCGGATATTGCATCCTTGAATCGTGCAAAATTGTTAAGTAGATATGGTAATGGCTATTCTGATGAGGCCAGTGCACAAAGACACAGCAAAGAAGAAGAATTAAAGCAATCTGTCATTTACAAGTGCCTGGCGGCACGTATTTTGAATACGGGCAACGCACCAGTAAATGTTTTTGTATTTGGTCCGGATGGTTCCGGCAAGACCACCTTCACGAAATTGTTGGAGGAGTATACAGACTTAACCCGTGTTAAGTGCGATTATCGTCAGGAAAATAAGCCGCAGGCAGCAAAGCACATGTTGTCACGTAATATCGACATGATCTATGACCGTTTTTATTATCCGGATGATTATATCTACAGTGTAGTTAAGCAGCTGCCGCTTACTAACGAGTATGTAAATGAGCTGTTTTCAGTGTTGCCGATGATGTTGCTGGTTAATCCTATTTTTATCTATATCGATGCTGATATGGATGTTCTTAAGGAACGTAGTGCAGCATGGGCGGACGATTATGTATCTGTGGATGACCTTCTTAAGATTAAAGAAGAGTATCAGAAATGGTTGTCTAAGATGCAGGAAATGAATATTCCTATCATCCACATTGATACAAGTCATGTAAAAGTAGGTACTCATGCTTACGAAGAGTTGCTGCATGATGTTATCCATCAGGTGCAGGATTATCGTAAGTATTATGGTACACCCAGAATAATGAAAGAGGAGGAATCGTAATGTTTAATCCTACAAGTGTAACTAAGGAGGTTACATTCGACTGTGCACACATGTTAAGTGGACATGAAGCATTATGCAAGAATCTGCATGGTCATACTTACAAGGTGCAAGTTACTGTTACCGGATATCCGATTGTAGAAAAGGGATCATCTGCTAGCATGGTTATTGATTTCCAGCACTTAAAAAAGGCAATTGATGAAGTAATCATCTCTAAATTCGATCATGCCGTAATTTTCAGTGCTGAGGCATTTCGTGGCCAGGCAGAAGAAGAGTTGCTCTTCTGGGCACGTTCGTATAAATTAAGGCATTTTGTTATGCCTGTACGTTCTACAGCAGAACAGATGGCTCTTTATTTCAGTGAAGCCATCTCGGAATATCTGAAAAACGAAGCAGGGTTGGATAATATCCAATCATGTGCTTGCAGGGTGTTTGAAACACCTACATCTTGTGCGGAGGTGGTTTGCAAATGATAGTATCTGAAATTTTCAGTAGTATACAGGGTGAAGGAAATTTCCTTGGCATCCCTGCAACATTCATTCGTTTCGTAGGATGCAACTTACAATGTTCTTTCTGCGACACAAAGAAAACATGGGAAGGTAAGCCGGAAGGCACGGAGATGAGTATCGATGAGATAGTTTCCTCTGCTATTTCTTATGGAAATTCTTTAATTGTCATCACCGGTGGTGAGCCTTGTTTGCAGCCGCAATTACAGGAACTTATCGACCAGCTGCGTTTACATAGTTTATATGTAGCTATCGAAACCAATGGTACGAAAGAGACTCCGGTAACCGATTGGGTAACTTGTTCACCGAAAGCAGATGCCTTGTATACCATCAATTCATTATGTCGTCCGAATGAGCTGAAGTATGTAATTACTCCGGAATTCGATGCAGAAACTTCCATCCCTGAAGGTATCAGAGAATTATATGCCGGTAAGATTTGGTTACAGCCTGAAGGTTCTCAGATGCAGGAAATGTGGAAGAAGTGTTATGAATTGGCTAAAGCAGATGACAGATTACGTGTAGGTGTACAATTGCACAAGTTGATGGAGGTAGAATAATGTATAAAGAAAAAGTAATTGAATCCAGACCTGGTCTTGACACACAGATTAAGAACAGAGAAGTTGCCGTTAAAATCTTGCTCGATTCTATTCCGGGAGAAGAGTCTAACAGAGAGGGTTTAGTTGATACTCCGCACAGAGTTGCTATGATGTATGAAGAGCTTTTTGGCGGCTATGAGATGGATCCGAAAGCCATCCTGAGCAAGACATTTGATGCTGGTAAAATGCATGACAAGATGGATGAAGATGTGGACATCTATGCGAATGGCTTAGTCATCGTGAAAGATATACCATTCTTCAGCCACTGTGAGCATCATATGGTTCCTTTTGTAGGCAAAGTACATATTGCATATGTTCCTGGAGAACGTGTAGTTGGCTTAAGTAAGCTGGCACGTCTTGTGGAATGTTTTGCAAGACGCTTACAGATCCAGGAAAGGTTAACAAATCAGATTGCGGATACAATTAACGAGGTTTTGGCACCTCAGGGTGTCATGGTAATCGTACAAGCGGAACATCTTTGCATGACTATGCGTGGTGTAAAGAAACCGGGAGCAAAAACTATTACGTCTTCTGTTAGTGGAGTATTCACATCTAATAGTGACGCTAGAGCAGAAGTATTATCTTTGATCGGCGTTAAGTAAAGGAGGGATATATTATGGCAGATTTAACTAAAGTTTGTAAAGACTGTGGTACAGAATTTGTAATCACAGAAGATAATAAGAAGTGGTTCGAAGCTAGACAGCTGCATCTTCCTGAAAGATGCGCGGCTTGCCGTAAGCAGAGAAAAAATGCCAGAAAAACAGGAGGCAAGTAAGATGAAGATTTTGGTATTATGTAGCGGTGGATTAGATTCTATCGTTTTACTGCATAAAGCAGTGGATGAAGTAGGAGCTGAAAACGTAGTTGCATTAAATGTATTCTACGGGCAGAAGCATGCGAAGGAACAGGAATATGCAGACTGGCACTGCAAAAAATTAGGCGTACCATTGCTTAATGCAGATTTGTCAAGTGTGTTCCGCTATAATCCTTCATGTAGTGCATTATTAGAGGGTTCAGAGAAGGTGCTCGAGCACAAGTCTTATGCAGAGCAACTTAAAGAAGGTAATGGCATTGTGTCCGCATATGTGCCATTCCGTAATGGATTGTTTCTTTCGTATGCTGCTACAGTTGCTATGCAGCTTGAATGTGACCACATTTACTATGGGGCACATAGCGATGATGCTGCAGGCAGTGCATATCCTGATTGCACTCCGGAATTTATCCAGTATATGGATAACGCCATCACGGAGGGTACTGCAGGCAGGGTATCAATGCAGGCGCCTTGGTGGCATTTGAACAAGGCAGGCATTGTTTCAAGGGGTCTTGAGTTGTATGGAATGACTCATGAAGACTTTGAACATACTTGGAGCTGTTACGAAGGCAAAGAGCAGCCGTGTGGCACTTGCGGAACATGCATTGACCGTAAGATGGCTTTTGCAGTAAATGGCATTGTTGACATCATGTAATCATAAAGGCCGGTAACTCCGGCCTTTAATTAGAACATTGTAAGAGAGAACAAGAGTACGGAGGTTTTTGGAAATGAAATTAGCAAGTATTGTACCGCAGAATTATTTATACATCACAGCAGAAGCAGAGTTTCATATGGCTTTGGCTCATCTGGTAGGTGAACCTGAGTACGAAACATATACTAGGTTCTATCAGCGCAGAAAAGCCAACTCTTTCTGTATCTTGGATAATGGAGTTATCGAAGGCAATCCGATGCCTATTGAGACTATAGTAGAAAAAGCACTGTTAATCAACGCAGATGAGATCGTGTTGCCGGATGCTTACAAGGACGCAGCGAAGACCATTAAAATGGTAAATGAAGCCATTGCATATCTCGTGAAAAAATACGGTGAACATAATTGGCCGTTTAAGCTGATGGTGGTGCCTCAGGGAAATACCGAAAGAGAATGGCTCGAATGTGCAAAAAGCCTGATTCGTCAGTGCGGAGAATACATCAATACTATTGGCGTGCCGAAGCACTTAATCACCACTGTTAATGTACGAGATGCAAGATTGTATGCAATTAGCAATCTGGTAGATGAAATAAATCTGGAAGGATTTGAAATTCATCTGCTCGGCTGTTGGAAGACGCCTTTGGAAGTGTTGACCATTGCGAAAGCATCAGAGCAGGGACTTATACCGAAGGTAAGATCTTGTGACTCTGCTATCCCGTATGTATATGCAAGACACGGTCTGCGTTTCAGTGATGATGATCGCCCGGACTATGATCCTATCGATTTCCGTAAGGGGTATTGCAACGAAACACTTCTTGCATATAATATCCTCGCTTGGAACTGCGTAGGTGATCCGATGTCTGAACGTGGAGTATTCTTCTTGTAATTTTACCCGTTAAAAATCTGAAATTGTTTTATATTATAATAATATAAGCAATTTCAGATTTTTATTTTTTAGGAGGTGTTTACAATGGTAACAATCACAGTAAGTCATGACAACTTCAATAAGCTAATTGCTGCTGCTCCGGATGAAGAAATTCGGATAGAGCACATGAATTATTCTGGCTCTGTCGTCTTGGTCAAGAAAGATTTTGTAAAGCCAATGACAATAGAACAGATAGAAGCGGAACTCGGATATCATATTGAAATTGTGGGTTCTCAAAAAGAAACCTGTCCTTGTGATGGAAAGATAGTACCTGTACCTTGTTATACAAAAAGGAGGTTTATAAAGTGAGTTGTGTAAACTGTAGTTGTAATAAATATCCACAAATAAATGGTACGCAATTAAATAACCGTGTGCAAGGATTAACAAAGTTTTCTGGGTTAATGGTTATTGGTGAATCTCCTACTGCAGTGGAGTGCACGCGCGGAATGTTGATGACCGGAGCTGGAGCACAGGTATTAAAGGATACCCTACAGAAGGTGAACATGCCATATGTTGAAACTGAGGTGTATTACACTACCGCAGTAAAGTGTGCTGTACCTAAAAAGAAGGGACAAAAATTTCCCACTGACGCACCAGTGAATTGTCGGCAATTCTTATTAGCCGAAATCCGCACAGTACAACCCAAGATGATTCTTGTCTGTGGTGCTACTGCATTACAGACACTCACTAATAATGCTAAATTAAAGGTAACTGAATTGTATGGTCGCGTGATGGAATTAAATTTGTACGATGCAACTCTTACGTCTCTTTTTAAGGAATTATATGGGGATGCAAAGAATTGGCCGGCAATAATTCCTATTATGAATCCTGGTGTTCTTATTCATAAGCCGGGCGATTATAAACCGTTCTTAAGTTATCTGCAGTTAGCATCCACTATCTTCAATGGTGGTAATGCGGTTGATACAGGCGAAACAAAGTGGATAGTCTGTGACACAGAAGCAAAGTGCCGGGATTTATGGAAGCTTATGGTAACGGAATATGAAGCGGGCAGAATGCCATATGCAGCATATGATATAGAGACTACAGGATTGGATTATCGTGTAGTTGAGTTTCTTGTATTGGGCATCTGCTTCAAGAAAAATGAAGCTTATGTAATCCCACGTGAAATGAGAAAATATGTGCATAACTTTCTGACTAACGTTCCGTGGAGATGTATTTGGCAGCACGGCAAGTATGATAAGAAGGTCATGTGGCGTCGTGGCTTAGGTGAAGTATCTATCGATGAGGATACTATGTATCAGCATTATGTGATGGATGAAACTTCTGCACATGACTTGGGTCATCTTACAAAGATTTTCCTTAATGCCAAGGAATATAAGTATAAGATGAATCAGGAATGGAAGAATGTAGAATTAGAAACATATGCGCAGTACTTTGACGCATTATGTGAGCGTGTTGCTGTCGACGTTGACTATTCATTGCAGCTTCATGAAGTCTTCAATAAGGAATTGGATAAGCCGGAGAATGCCTGTCTTAAGAAGGTGTATAAAGAAATGTTGATTCCTGCGGCCAACTTCTTATCCAGAGTAGAGCAGAATGGTTGCTTAATCAATGCAAAGTATCTGGATATAATGGATGAGAAGTATGTTGTGTTGTTGGATGAGATAATGGCAGAAGTAGAAAGATTAGCTGCCCCGTATTGGGATCCACAGTTGTACATGGCGCAAACAGGAGCCAAGAGTGCATCGCCGGTATTTAAGCCTGGTAGTCCGGCACAGATGGCTTGGATGGTATTTGACAGACTTAAACTTAAGCCACGTGTTAAGAAGGGCAGATCTACAGGTAAAGATATCCTGGAATCCATCGAAGACGCACCATTGTTGATTAACAAGGTGTTGGAATTCAGAAGAGTACAGAAAGAGCATTCCACTTATGTTCGTGGTTTGCTTGACTTGAGGGATGAAGACGGTAGAGTAAGAACTAACTTTACGTTGCATGTAACTGCTACAGGGCGTTTATCTTCGAAAGAACCGAATATTCAGAATCAGCCATCCGCGAACGGGGTTGGAAATATCAGAAAGGCATTCATTGCTACTCCAGGCTATGTTCTGGGTGAAATTGACTACTCTGGCGCAGAGTTACGCTGGCTTGCATTTTTATCCAAGGACGAAACTCTTCTTGAGATATTCCGCGAAGGGAGAAATCTGCACACTGAAACCGCAACTAAGATGTTTGGCCCACACTTCAATAAGCAGCAGAAGATGATTGCTAAAGCGTTGAACTTTGGTATCGCATATGGTAGAGAGGCACCTAGCATCGCGGATACGTTCAATATCTCCATTGAAGAAGCGCAGGGGCATATTGACAATTGGTTCAAAGCATACCCTGGTGCGCATAAGTACCTTGAGTGGTGTGCTAAACAAGTTGAATTAGGCAATTACCTTGAAACTCCTTGGGGACGTAGAAGAAGATTTGGGTTAGTTAATCCGGCATCTCTTCATTCACTTCAAAACGAAGCAAAGAACTTCCCTATCCAATCATCTTCATCCGATACATTGTTATGGTGCTGCGTGCAGCATGAAAAGGAATTAGCTGAGCAGGGGATCCGTATTATCGATTTGATTCACGACTCTGTATTAGTTGAAATTCCGGCGGATCCGGCTAAGATACAGTGGTTTGGTCAGAATATGAATAAGTGGATGATTGATGTGCCTGTAGAATTATTCAACTGTCCTGTGCCATTTAAGACTGACTTTGAGATTGGTGTTAACTGGGGAGATTTAGGTGGAACCGAATTTGATTACAATGCGGATGCAAACGGCAATGAATGTATTTGCATTGAACAAAAAGATGATACTATCTTAAAGATGGGATTTGCGGAATGGTATGCGGATGTTCTTTCAAAAGAGGATCGTTATCCGGAATATGTTGTGAAAAAGGGAGTATAACATGGTTATCTTTTATTGTACTATTTTAGTGTTGATACTGTTTATGTTCTTTTTGGAGTTCAATAAGCAGCCAACAGAAAAGGAAGAGTATACTACATTCGTCAATAAGATAGATGGACATTTATTTCTTTTAGAAGTAATGTTCATGACAATATGCTTTTTGTTGTATAATCAACTATATAAGTAACAAAAAAGGCTATCCAATCGCGGATAGCCTTTCTTTTTGCTCTTTATTCAATTTCGTTTGGCACTTCCAGCCGGTCCAGCTCCTGCCCAGCTCTTAAAAGCCCTTGAAGTAATTACTGCTTTCACTTCAGCGAGCACAGAACCGCAATGGTCTTAATGCCAATATCAACTTCAGTGATACGATAAATCTCTTTTACGCGATTTGCAAGGGCAATCGTTTTGCTGCCGCACTTACCGTCAACCTTGAGCGGCACAAATTCTAACTTGAGCAATGTATTAGCATAATTTAATGCTTCCTGTACTTGCTCAACTTTTTCTCCTTCGTCTCCCTTAATAACACAGATGAGACTATTCAGATATTCTCTGAAATCTACCGAAGTATCCTCCTCTTCGATATACTTCCCAACAAATGGCCATTTACCATGGTGCGTCCATTGCTGATTGCTCATCCTATTCAAAGCAAGACCTCCCTGTGAACGCGTAACATCGATAACATAGTCCACACCATCGATTTTACCATAATACATGCCAATATGCCCTTTCATCCATACCATCTCACCAGGGAGGATATGCGTCATATCGTCACTAATCTCAGTACAAATTTTGAATAAATCGTTGGCGTTCAGATCCCTTAAATTATTACTGTTTCTTTTTACTCCCGGACCATTGGGTGTGAATTTTTTAATTTCATTTACCAAAGCGGTATTTAATCCCCACACCAACGCTTTGAAAAGATTGTTGCAATCCGCACCATAATACCCAGGCTTATCAAGATAAGATTTAATGTGTTCTTCAACTTTACCATTCTCCCATGCGGAAGGGCACCAAGATTTGAACGTATTCATATTCTCGGTAGTCAGGGCGGACATGGTGCCGCTAGACATGTACTTGATTTTGCCTTTTGTTCCCGTCATGCCGTTAAATTCATCAGTTAACTTTTTCATGACTGCAACATATGCGAGATTAGTTTCAAATAAAATAGGATATTCCATATGAATTCCTCCTTATAATTAAGTTTTTTTTTTTTACCCGATAATGAACATTGGACGTACTCCACGTTCTAAGTCCGCTGTTGCTATGCCAATTGTACCACCCAAATTAACTAGTGAAAATTTATTACTAGAGCAAATGTTCCTTAGCCAATATGAGCCACTATCCGGACTAACGGTTGTTTGGTCAAAAGCAAAAAGAGGAAATTGTGTTGTGTCATTTGTGTAGGCATGGCACCCACGCTGAATGCTACCTTCACAAATGAACGAACCAAATAAATGAATTTCTGACATTAACTCAACAGTACTATCATACCAGCCTGCTCCATTCGCCTTACCATCAGAATCAATTGAATTTATTAAATAGGCTTTGCGTGAGAGAACAAGATTTTCAAACGCTTCGCCTATAATTTCTTTTGCTTGGTTCAATCCTTCAGTACGCATTTTTGAGTTTGCATAGCCACCTGATGTAGTATCAGTATCGTTAAACACATGATTATACAAAGGTGTATCAGTTACCAAAACAACATGGTTCTTTTTGAAACGTACAATCTGCGACTTGTTATAATAATAATTAAAAGCTGCTATGCGGTAATTTACACCATTTATTGTCCAATAATCTCCAACAAACAAATCCCTAAACGTTCCATCTTTGATTGCCTGCTTTTGTGCTTCTGTTACGTGGTCACCGAGATATTGTCCTCTGTATACTGAATTGTGATAGCCTGCTCCATCGTATTGAGTATTGCCTTTATTAAGAATACACAATAACAATTTTTCTTCTCTCGTTTTCGGTGTAGGAAGATCGGAAGTATCTCCTGTTGCAATTGCGTATAGCAATGCCTCTACTCTGTCATTAGGTATCGGTAATTGATCCATATAAAAAATCCTCCTTTGTTTTATTTTAAGGCTATGCCTTAATTATATATTCAGGATCTAAGGCGATCCAACCAGGGAGCCCATGTCTGTGGTAATATTTCAATAATCCCCATTTACTTGCTCCCGGCCCATTTGCTTCTTGTACGATAGTAAAGATACCTTTTCCTGTGAATCTTGGAAGACCGTTATCCTTATAATAATCGTATGTTGTTCCAGGGCCCTTTCTAATGCGGAGGTCATCTATTTTCACTCCTACATCATATGGTACGTAAGAAGTACTTATAGGTGGATATATCTGATTGAAATCAGGATCCAATACGATATATCCTGTATTTTGTTTGCACAAGTCGATAGCATTCTCTTTGTTCTTAAATGCTCCAATTTGTGTCTTAGGATCCTCAGATGGTTTTCTGACGCGATAATATCCAGTGCCCTTAGTTGATTCTTTTTGTTCTTCGGTAGCTTTGAAGGACACATAATCAGGGATTGTTGTGATGAATAAACCAGATTTAAGTTTGTACCACTTTTCATCTTCACTTATTCCTACCACTGTAAATACACCACTGTGAATAACTATATTCACATTATCACCAAAGGAAGGGGATGTTCTGACATTTATGCCATCATCTCCTTTGTAGGTGATAGTGAGCGTACCATGTAGTGGTTTTACTGCTTGTTTGGAAGTATCAGTTTCGGCCACACTACCCCCAAAGTTAACTTTGCCGCCGTTCATTGCATTGTAGACATCAATACGGAATTGATTCATTGTTAATCCGAATTTATTCCAAAGATGTTCGACATCGCCATGATTACTTGCAACACCCTTTTTATATCCTTCACTATGGCTCATAAGACAATTAGAATCTCTCGGATCAAAGCCGTATGTATTTGCCAAATGTGCGAAGAATTCTACAGCGTGTTTGTATGTTGCTAACACATGTGCTTTTGTGTTGGATCCATTTGCCAGTTCAATCCAGTTAGAACCTCCTACATATTTAATAGTATCAGGTTCTGTCATTTCAAGACTGACTAATGTGTGATTGGCAGTTCCGCCAGCATGCCACCCCTTCAATTCAAAGGGAAGGCATTGTAATACTACCCCATCCTTTCCTACAACGGCATGGGCACAGGCTTCTACGTTGGGCCTATTCCAGTTATTACGGAATACTGTTGCGTTGGATTGTGGGCATCCTACACTGTGTAACATCCCTCCCTTGACTTGAAAATGTAACCCTGCATTAAAGCAATCATTCTTTGTACATAACGCTTGCTTAATTTGTATTGTCATCTAAATACCTCCTCTGTGACAATATCTGTATCTTAATTTCATAAAGCTATCTTTTGCAGCTATTTTGTCTCCTGCTAAAATATATGTTATATTTCTTGCAGGAGACAAGTTATTTTATACATCTCCTTGCGGAGCAATTACTAATACTTTAGTATTCAATGAATAATAACGTTCCCCATCTAATTCATAATATCTACGTGGTATTAAATTAGCAGAAGATACAACCTTGCAGTGTCTCAGAATATATCCTGAGGCAGTAGCACTACCCGAACTTTCTACTACATGTATACGTGCCGTAAATACTGGGCAATTTACTCCTTCATCTGGCACAATGGACAGATAATATTTGGGATAACTTAAATAATATGTAGTTTGTAAGGTATCTGCATAATCTCCATTTGATCCGTAGCTCTTTCTTTTGGGTTCAACATCCTGGATGTTTTCAGCTTCGAGGAACCAGAAATTATACGTATCAGGTGAAGCATTATAACCTGCAATGCCTATTGCCAAAAAGTTTTCATCGT